TTATTCGTGTTGCATTTCGTGTTGCATACTCTCAAAATAATCATTTATTCTTTTATTAATTTCCTTATTTTTCCCCCTCATAGTATGTTGGTATACAGTCTTAAGTGTTGAGCTTGTGGACCATCCGCCGCGCTCCATAATGTATTTATCCGGAATTCCCATAGCGTGAAGAATCGAGGCGGAGTAATGCCTTAAATCGTGAAATCTGAAGTGTTTAAGACCGGCTTTTTTTAAAAGATTTGCAAAGCGATCCGTTATCATGTTAGGATGAAGGTTTGTAATTTTTCCTTCTTTAGGCAATAGATCTATAACAAAATCAGGGAATTCTATATATCTGTCACTGCTATAAGTCTTTGGGGCTTTTATAACCCATGATCTATCAGGAGCTTTTACCATAGCATTCTTAACATGAACGATATTGCCATTTATATCTGAAGCCTCTAAAGCACATATTTCACCCCGACGCATGGGACCGAAAGCGGCAAGCAGTATAGGTATTTCTAATTCTGTACCTTTTGTATATGCTAAAAGCTGCTTTACCTCATCATCTGAGGGTATATGGATATCCGGCTGTACTTTTTTAGGCAAGTCGGTTTTAAGTGCAAAATTAGGCCTGTATGTGCGAATAACGGCGTTAAGCAGCCCATGAACATTTCGGATAGTTTTAGGTGATAAAGTGCCGGCAATGGAGTTTATAAATACCTGAATTTGCTCTTGGGTGATACTGTCTATTTTAAGTTTTGCAATTTTACTGATCTGATTATTTGCTATACCGGTATAAGTTCTTACTGTGGTAGGGGACAAGATAGATAATCTATTATTGATATACTGTTCAGTGGCTTTGCTGACAGTAAGATTGCCTTTTACAGTGGCGGTTTCCTCTAACTTAAAGGAAGTAGCCAAGTATTCCGCTTCTTTTTTAGTAGCGGCAGTAAAGGACTTATAGTGTCTTTTCCCCTTATCATCTGTATAGTCATATATTTGGCATCTGTAACTTCCTGATGGGAGCTTTTTCGCTGTAGCCATAGTGTACCTCCTTTTTGGGTATGGTCAAAATGCTGTCGGCGTGATACAATATAGCTTGTCGATGGCGTATATTGTAAGCGTAACAGCTTTACAATGTATATGTGTGCCACTTGGTATTGGAGTACTGGGTGGCTTTCTTAATATAAAAAATATTTAGTTACCAATAAGGTATCTTAATATAGTTTTCTTCCTATGAAAACACGCATTTACAGTATCGGTATTATTAGAAATAATAATTCTAATGAATGTAGTTATTATTCTACTCATATTATTGTATAGTGCCCTTGAATTTTTAAACTCTAGTTTATTATTAATATATTCATCCAGTACGGAAATAAGGCTGTGTTCTAATTTTTTTCCTCCATGCACATAGTTACAGGAAACATTATACTCACTTTTTATTAAAGAAAATTCACTTTGAAATTGTGTATTTTTAAAAAAAGTGTTGTTCATTTCATCAAATAAGGAGTGAGTAACTTGACTGTCTTCAAGAGTCTTTTTCATAATGTACCTAGTAAAGTTTTCGATTATGGATCGCTCATTTAAGTATATATAACGGATTTCGTTTTTGATAATGCTAATTATAAGAAAAAAGAAATCTGATATAAGTACAGCGAGATTGTAGTTGTTTTCTTCATGATATAGATATTTTAAAAACATCAATTTTTTTGATAAAAAAGCAATAAAATCTTTAGTGCTTTGTTTGGATAGCGATTTATTCGTATCCAAATCATTTAGCTTTAGCATAAATGAGCTTAACTCTTCCTTAGTACTATTTAGCATGGAATTATTTATACTGTGTTTCATTGATTAAACCATCCATCAAGCTGATTTTTTTTCTTTTTATCCGGATCGGACATGCTGTCGATACGCTTTTGTATAAAACTATAAAGTTTATTTTTGTAACTTCTATCGTTTTCCATAGAGAAAATCAACTTAGATATTTTTGCGACAGTTAAAGTTCGTGATTTTATTAAATATGGTTTTAAATCTATAGAAAAAACATCTTTTACAAAATCATATACTGCAGCATTATTTTTGAATATTTCCTTTGATAGGAGTAGTGATGAAACAATACCAATTAGTTTATATTTAGGTATAAGTTTATTTTTTAACTCATTACGATATAATATTAGATCGTTGAACATCTTTTTCCTCCTTTTCTATCCTATCCATTAATTCTCTAGAGACCGCTATAATATCTTGCTTCGCTTTAATGTAATTAGTTGGATTTGCTCCCAACTTACCAAATTGTATACTTTTATAAAAAGTAGTCTGAGAAGAAAATATATCTATTCCTTCCAAACTTTTTTTGCTTTCGAAACTTTGCCTTAAATCTTCTTGTTTTTGTGGTGGGTTTTTATAAACCATAGTATAGACAATTCCAAGACATTTTAGGGGCAACTCTTCCTCACTTATAAGTCCTTTTATAGCTGATTGAAGAGAATCAATACCTATTATTGAGTACCTATCAATGCGATTTGGAATCAGATAATAATCCGAGGCTATTAAAGAACTATCAGTATAGATAGTCAATGTTGGCGGACAGTCGATAAAAATATAATCATATTTATCTTTTAGATTGCCCTTATCAATAAAAGTCTTAATTCTTTTAGCAAATCTTGCATTGCTAGAATTATTTGATAGGACTAATCTTAAGTCTCCACATATTAAATCCAGATTATCAGTTAGTGCAACTTTTAATTCATCAACAGTAGGATACTCATAAGCTTTAGTTAAGCTTTCTGTAGTTGAAAACAGTCTAAAAATAGTTTTTTCTTTGTTAATGACTTGTGATGTGTAAAAAGAGTTATCAGAGGCTTTATATTGATCTAATAACGATTGTGTTGCATTAAACTGTGGATCAGCATCTATAAGTAAAACTTTCTTACCAATTTCTGCAAGATAGTCTGATATACCGACACAAAGAGTTGTCTTACCAACTCCACCTTTCATATTAATAATCGAAATTACTTTTCCCATGCTTACTCCTAAAAATATATAATAATTTCTTAAATCTATAGTATAACAATCTACAGATGCAGACAAGCATAAAACTTCATTCTAAAATGTATATGTGTGCCACTTGGTATTATAGCGTACCGGGTGGCTTTTTTATTATCTTGTTTAGAAACTTGTTTTAAACTTAACTAAAACTCGTTTTAAGATATTTTAAAACAAGGATTTAGTCATCTAACTTCTTTTTCAACCTGATCGCAACTATCTTTATCAAAATCATTTCTCAGTATGTGTTTTACTTCATGTAGCTTCGTTCTTTTCGGATAAATTTTAATATTTTCATGATTAAAAATACTTCCTTCTGCTCTTGACAATAGAACGTATGTTCTATATACTTACTTCATCGCTACTTTAGATCGTGTGACTTAGGAGGATTATAGGTGGAAGATGAGTATAAAAATTTGATACTGGAACTTTTAGATAGACTTAATAAAAATCAATTAAGATACATCTACAAGCTCATAAAGGCTTTCTTAGACTAGGAAAAATCCCGCTTCGGCGGGTCCTAGTCTTTTTTCTTTAGCCCCTCTGCTATTTCACTAAGTACTTCCCATTGCTCAGGTGTCAACTTTGCAAGTACCGCTATAACTCTATTTTTAAAAGAATCTTCTTCTTCCAATAATAAATCCCTTGTCAATCTGGCGATTTCAGTTTCTCTGTCAAGCTTTATAAACATTTCACCGTTTCCGGTTCTTAGCCACTCTTCATTAACATTGAACTCCCTGCAAATAGCTAAAATCATTTGTTCGGTGAGATTATTTGTTCCCTTTTCCAATCGTGAAACAGCAGATTTACCAACACCTACCTTTTCACCAAAAGCTTCCAGAGTTAGTCCTAAGGCTTTTCTAAGTTCTCTTACTCTTTCGCCCATCCTACCTCCTTTCTATACAGCTTTACTAAATAGTAGGAATAAACCGACTACTATAATAGCTAATCTAAGTAAGGTAAATAAAAGCAATGATGTCTTTTTTATCATATTAATTACCTCCATGACTGAAGTATAAAACACAAGGGGAAAAAAGTCAAGAAAAAAGTTTCCTAAAGTAACAAAAAGCTATTGACAAAGTTACTTTAAGGAACTATAATGTTTACATAAGCAAAAGAAAGGAGAAACGCAATGAAGAAATGGTACAAAATCATTGATGAGCTCACCGTCTTAACCGGAAAGCTCATCAGGCTGGCATTAGAGATTGGCACTCTAATATCAGTAATACATATGATACTTCAAAGTATCAAATAAATAAAAACAGTCAGGAATGGGGCGAAAGCCTCAAACCTGATTGGATTATACCATTTCTTCATTGCAAGGGCAATAAGATGAAAATAGCAAAGTTGATTCTAAATGTGCTTAGATTAGCGGTTATTGTAGCAGGATTGTATTTAATTTTTTTCAGATAGGAGGTAAGAACATGGCACTTAGTAAAGAAGATAAATCAGTACTCATTAATTTGATTGACATTATCGAAAGGTTGGATGACGGTGCAAAAAAGTATCTTATGGGTGTGGCTGACGGAATGAGTTTTTGCAATATGTCAGAGGACTTAAAGAGAAAGCCGGAAGAAAAAGAGGCGGTTTAAAAAGGGAGGTGATTTTATTGAATGAATTAAAGATTTTTAAGAACAGTGAGTTTGGAGAAATCCGAATGGTGGAAATTTGCGGTGAGCCTTGGTTTGTGGGTAAAGATGTGGCGGAGGTGCTGGGATATAGCAACCCAAGAGACGCACTAAGTAAGCATGTAGACAGCGAAGATAAGGGAGTAGCGAAATGCGACACCCTTGGAGGAAGTCAGGACTTAACTGTCATCAACGAGTCTGGGCTTTACAGTCTTATTCTCTCGAGCAAGCTACCAAATGCAAAGGCATTTAAGAGGTGGGTAACTTCAGAAGTTCTTCCAGCTATCCGCAAGCACGGCTTATATGCTAAAGAAGAGTTACTGGATAATCCGGATATAGCCATAGCGGCTTTCAAGGCCTTAAAGGAAGAGAGGGAAGCAAGGAAAGCTTTAGAAGTTGAAAATAAGCAGATGCAACCTTTAGCCTTGTTCGCAAAATCGGTATCGTCGAGTGATACGTCGATACTTATCGGAGACCTTGCAAAGCTCCTGAAACAGAATGGATATGACACAGGACAAAAGAGGCTGTTTGAGGAATTAAGGCAAAGAAGCTTCTTAATGAAGAGCGGTAGCAGTAAGAACTTACCTACACAAAAGGCTATGGAATTAGGCTTATTTGAGGTAAAGGAAAGCACGATAAATAATCCTGACGGAAGTGTAAGAGTTACAAAGACCACAAAAGTAACAGGGAAAGGGCAAGTGTACTTTGTAAATCTCTTTTTAGGGAAGCAGGTAGAAGAAAAGGTTGGTTAGGATGAAGTATGACAGCGAAACCGATAAAGATAGAAATATTAACAAGCTATATCTCTGACATAGGGGGAATAGTTGAAGCAGTTAGAAAGTTAAGAAAGTCCAACCCTGACGAAACGTTGGAGGTTACAGTCAGGGTTGAGAAAATGTGTTCTACACATAAGGTTATAAAGGCAGATTTTAAGAAGCCTCTGGATTACCTATTGCTACTGCAATTACTTGATCAAAAAACAGGAAAAAGCTTGGTGTAGAAAAAGCTGAATGCCCGTTATTAATTGTAACATCTTTAAGTAGTATGAAGCCGTCATTCTCATTGATGTCTTTGAGGCTTTGAATGTTTTGCTCGTAGTCCTTTAATAAGGTGCCGGCAGTCATAGACATACTGCTTGAGGCTGTCCTTATATTTGATTTATCGTTAATTTCCGATTGATAGCCAGAGATAATACCGGCAGCAGTTATAAATACTAGTTTGTTGTTATCACTTGAAAGATTTGAAAGCGATTTAATAATGTGCTTTTTTAGGCTGATTTTAGACATACTCATATCCCTCCTTTCGTTTACTCAGCTACTGCAATAGCTTGTTATATTAGTTTAGTAGAGATTAGGGGGAAAGTAAATAGTAGGATTTTATGAATGAAAAAAAGAGTAGAAAAATATGCAGAAATGTCAAAAGGCATCCAATACCTTGAATGGTTAGAGCTTCAGAAGACTATAAACGAGATGTTCAGGGAGAAAACAAGAAAACTTCAGGAGGAACTTAGGCTTAATTTTGGTGAGAAAGAAGAAGGAGGTGAGAAGTGATGGCAGGAGTAGTTATACCATATTTGGGACCGTATGGAGAGCATAAAGGAAAAATTGAACTTATAGATATAAACAGGAAAAAGACAGAACCACTAAAAGGTGAAGTCGGTAGATTAAGAGAAAGAGTTACATGGCTTAAAAGTATAGTATGGGGGCTGGTTGCACTAAACATAGCCACGATAGCAATAGTAATATATTTAGTGACTAAGTAGAAAAGATAAGGAGGATCGTATGCCAAGACTTACACCATCCGCCACTGAGATGATGGATAGAGAATACAGGGCGGCATATAAGGCGGGGTTAGAGCTTAAAGGTCTTACACCTGCAAACATCGCAAAATTACTCGGAACATGTGAAAAAACAGTAAAAAGGCGAAAAGATAAGCCGGGAGATTTGAAGTTGTTTGAGTTAAGAGCAATAGCAGAGAAGCTTAACTTCACACCTGAGCAAGTAGTAAGGATGATTTTAAAGTAGAGGAGGTGATAAGACTTGAAGATGGCATTAAAAGATGGCCATATATTAATAAAAGAGGCTGACAATGTCCAATTCCAAATTATAAAAAGCTGGGGAAAAATGAAGTGGAGCAGGGTGAGTCAGACTCTAAGTGGAGTTGTAGATATTGAGCTACTTAATAAACTGGCAGGTCTTGTGAATCTACCAGCAAGTATAGAGGCAGAACGTAAGAGACTCAATAGAATAATGGTAGCAGTGGACAAGGAAAGAGTGAATGAGGATCCTGTACCACTGATAGATCCACCGATTAAGGTGTCACCATTTAAGCATCAGATCAGGGGCTACAACATGGCACTAATGGTTCTTGGACTAATTGAGCCACCAGTAGAAAATGAGAGGTAAGAATGACTGACTTTAAGAAGAAAATTATTGAACCACTACAGTACGCAAAATTTGAGTATAAGCAAAGGTATATGCAATCACCTTATTCCAATACACAATCTGAGGAAGTTAAGCAATTTATGGAAATAGTGACAGCATTAGATATGGCTATTGATATGTTGGAAAGGCAAGAAAGAATGGAAAATGATGAAAAAGACAAGTAAGTACTACAAGAAAGTTATATCACAACTTGAAGACTTATATCAGAATTCAAAGGATATGGCAAAAGACGGAAGTAAAGTATGGCGTGACGATATGGAGGCTTTACAGGTAGCCATGGATATCATTGAAGACTATGAGAAAATGTCTGAGCAGGTGTCAAGGCTGGTTAACAAATATGAGGTAGGGAAGCTACTTGTAAAGAGAAATACCGGTATATATTCATGTCCTGAGTGTGGAAGCTTAATAAAGAAAACTAATAGAAATCACTGCTACAACTGTGGACAAAGAATATTATGGCTAAAAAAGAAGGATGGAAAAGTAGTGAAAGGAAATCTCAGATGAAGCTAGGTGCTTTATTTAGTGGAAGTGGAGGGTTCGAGCTGGCTGGGCAGCTTGTAGGTTTTACTCCTGTGTGGGCAAGTGAGATAGAGCCTTTCCCTATATTAGTGACAACAAAAAGATTTCCTAGGATGTTGCACCTTGGTGATATTAAAAAACTTGATGGTGCGAAAATGCCAAAAGTAGACATTATAACGGGTGGCTCACCATGTCAGGATATGAGCATAGCCGGAAAGCGCGTAGGATTAGATGGCTCACGAAGCAATTTAATCAGAGAACAGATAAGAGTTGTAAAGGAGATGAGAGAAAGTGATAAGGCAGATGGAAGAACAGGAAAAGAAATCAGACCACGATTCATGGTCTGGGAAAATGTCCCCGGAGCATTCTCAAGTAACAAGGGAGAAGACTTCAGGTGCGTCCTTGAAGAAATCTGCAGAGTCGCAGATGCTGAAGTTTCTATTCCTAGACCTCCGAAAAGTAAATGGGAAAAGAGTGGAACAATCATGGCAGATGGCTACTCCGTGGCATGGAGAACACTTGATGCACAATACTGGGGAGTTCCCCAGCGAAGAAAAAGAATCTACCTTGTTGCAGATTTTGGAGGTGAATCCGCACCCGAAATACTATTTGAGCAAGACAGCTTGCGAAGGGATTCTTGTAAGAGCAGAGAGGAAAAAGAAGAAGCTTCCGGAAATTTTAGAGAAAGCTTTGAGAAATCAGATAAATACCGATTTGTAGTGATAGAAAATCATCCAGCGGACAGCAGAGTAGATATATGCAAAGATGGCAAAGTTCAAACTCTTACCGGCAGGATGGGTACTGGAGGAGGAAATGTTCCTATTCTTCTTGAAGAAATAAAAGCATTCCATATCACACAAGATCCAATAAGTATGAAGATTTCGCCTTGTTTGACACAAGGAAATTCAAATACAGGGCAAGCAACGATAGGAGTTGTAATCCCAGTAATGGATAAAGCTTCAAGATACAAGAGCCAAAAGACAGCAAACAGCTTTGGAGTAGGAGATGAAGATAATCCTGCTTATACCTTAACTACAGCTGATAGGCATTCAATTGCTTATTCAATCGACAGAGCAGCATTTAATCAGGATGTAAATGCGAAGTACGACATAGGCATTGCAGAAGATATTGCACAAACAATAGTTGCCAGAGGACCCAGTGCAGTCGCACATGAGACATATGCTATACAGGGCTTTGGAGAATACAAGCCTTCGGGTAAGGCCTCTTCAATTAAGCATAGGGACTTTAAGGATGCTACAGATTTAGTTGTGGCATTTGAACCTGGAACAGTTTCCAGAGTGGGTGGACATTATTATGAAGATGGGAAGGCAGGTACGATCAGAGCAAAGCCGGGAGACAACCAGCAGACGATTATAAATGATTACATAGTACGCAGGCTGACACCGAAAGAGTGCGGAAGACTTCAAGGATTTCCGGATGGTTGGACTGACAATCTTGCCATAGCAGAGCCTACGGAGGACGATATCCTGTACTGGAGAATGATATTCAAGGAACATGCAGAAGCATTTGGAGAAAAGAAAAAGGAAAAGACTGACAATCAAATTAGAAAGTGGCTGCAAAATCCTGAAAGTGATTCAGCAAAATATAAGATGTGGGGAAATGGAATAGCTTTGCCGTGTGCCACATTTGTAATGAAAGGAATCGCACAGAAATTACAAAGGAGAAGTATGAAGGAAATAAAAATAAATGTTCCGGATGGGACGCAATTGCTGCATGTATTGGCGGTGATAGATAATGGCAGAGAAATTCACTATGAGGCAAAGTTCTGTGATTTAAGAGATGGTAATACAGAGTACTCTATTAACTCCAATGATGAAAAAAATATAGGAGAATCAAAAGGAAATGTTTGAGAAAATATTTGAAAAATACAATCAAATTATATTTTTTGATACAGAAACAACAGGGTTTCACCCTGAAAGACTGGATCAAATAATAGAGCTGGCAGCTATAAGTATTGATAAAACCGGTAGACAGCAGGAGATGGATGAATTTATAAAGCTTTTCAGAGTACAAGAACTACCACAACAAATCACAGAATTAACAGGAATTTCAAGTGATACACTTTCAGCTCAAGGAAAAGATGAGTTCGCAGTATTAAATAAATTTATAGACATGATACAGGGTAATGGCAAAACACTTTTAATAGCACACAATGCCCAGTTCGACCTTAAATTTATGGCATATGCAATTCATAGAAACAAGAATAAAGAGTGGATGCAGGTGTTTAATGATTGCGACTATCTTGATACCTTAACAGTATACAAAGATCGCAGGCAGTATCCGCACAGATTAGAATCAGCAATAGTTCAGTATCACTTGATTAATAAAGTAAAAAATAGCCATAGAGCGATAGATGATTGCAGAGCGCTTATTGAAGTGACAAGGTGTATGTATGAAGAGAGAGAAGACTTGGATAGATATGTAAATCTATTCGGATTTAATCCAAGATATGGTCCTGATGAAAAAAAGCTTAAAAAAGTCACATATGTAAGTCAGAGTATGGATGCTTACTTGGGCAGACCATTATATGAAACTATAAAAAAGGGAGTATAGATGGGCATACAAAATAAGGGTTTCGGATTTCTATTCGAAATGGGATGTGGAAAAACACTCACAGCCATAGCCACACTGGGTACAGCTTATAAGCTTGAAAAAATAGAAAAAGTTCTTATTATAGCACCCACATCAGTCTGCAGTGTGTGGCCTAAAGAGTTTGACGATTACGCAGACTTTAAGACAATAGTAAAAGTTCTTTTAGGAGATAAGGATAAAAGAATTAAGGCACTCTCTGACTTAAATAGCTTTCCTTTTAAAGCATTAAAGGTGGCCGTGATTAATTATGAAAGTACATGGAGAGAAGATATATTTGAGGCACTATATGAATGGGATTCAGACATGATTATATGTGACGAGAGTCAAAGAATAAAGACTCATGATGCGGAGCAGTCAAAAGCAATCCATAAATTGGGAGACCAGGCACGATACAAACTGATACTGTCAGGAACACCAGTGCAGAACAATGCTATAGATTTGTACAGCCAGTACAGGTTCCTAGATCCAACAATATTCGGAACAAATTTCTATCAATTCCGAAATAGGTATGCAATTATGGGAGGCTTTAACAGGCATCAGATTGTAGGTTACAGAGACCTTGACCAGTTAATTCAGAAAGAGCATTCAATCGCTTATAGAGTTACAAAGGAAGAGGCTTTGGATTTGCCGGAGCAGACATTCCTTGAAAGAAGAATAACTCTATCTGCAAAGGAAAAGAATATATATAGCAAGATTAAAAGAGAAAGCTTTGCAGAACTTGATGGCGGTGGGAAGGTTACAGTCACAACTGTACTCACTAAGCTCCTAAGATTACAGCAGTTCACAGGTGGTTTTTTGGTGGCTGATGGATCCGAAAAGGCTGAGCTTGTGAGCAAAGGGAAGCTCAATGCTTTAGAAGAAATCATTGATGATTATGTAGTGGATGCAGACAAAAAGCTTGTAATCTTTGCAAGGTTTAGACCGGAGATTGATTTAATCGGTCAAATGCTTACAAAGAAAAAAATCAAGTATGGAGCCATATATGGAGATGTAAAACTGGAAGATAGAGGTGGCATAGTCAAAGATTTTCAGACAAATGAGAACACAAAGGTATTCCTTGCACAGATTGATACTGCAGGACTTGGTATCACGCTAACTGCTGCAGATACATGTGTATATTATTCTGTCAATTTTAATTATGCAGCGTACACACAGAGTCTTGCAAGAATCCACCGTATTGGGCAGAAGAATATCTGTACATATATTCATTTGATTACAGAGGGAACTGTGGATGAAACGATATTGAAAGCACTGGCAAGGAAAGAGGACTTGGCAAAGACGATAGTAGATGAGTGGAGGAATTACTTTTAATGGCAAAGATTGATATTTTTAATTCGGGAAATAAATACGATATCCTATACACAGATCCACCATGGCAACAAGGTAGGGGTGGAAAGAAGACGGCAAGACCAAACAGTACTGGAATGACAGTTCCATATGAAACAATGGACATCCCGGGTATTATGGAGCTTCATAACTATGTCACAAATAAACTGATGAATGAAAAGCACAATGTATTCATGTGGACGATAGACAAATACCTTCCACAGACAGAGGAAATCATGGATCTGCTTGGATATAAAATTCATGCAAGACTTGTATGGGATAAGGGTAATGGACCAGCACCCGCCTACACAGTACGCTTCGCACATGAGTATCTGCTCTGGTTCTATAAGAATGGGAATATTATACTTCCAAATAAGGACAAGCGTGGAGCTTTTTCAACAGTACTCAGAGAGAATAGCAAGCGGCATCACAGCCAAAAGCCGGAGTGTGCCTATCAGATGTTAGAAACATTCTTCCCACAAGCAAAGAAGCTGGAGCTTTTCGCAAGGATAGAGCGTGACGGATGGGATGCATGGGGAAATGAATTATAAATCAAAGAAGGAGTAAATAATGGAAACGATTATAACGCTTGACGATAAGGTAAGAGCTTATAAGGATCTCTTAGATAAAAAGGATGAGCTGGCAGAGCAGACAAAGGAAAATAATAAGAAGCTTGATGAACTTGAGCAGGAAATTGCACAGCAGATGGTAGATGAAGAAAAGCCTGATACTACAGTAGACGGTTTCAAATACAGTTTGCAGGAGAAGACCATCTATTCAAAAATCGGTGAAGACAAACTGATGGAGAAAGGACTGGACTTCTTCGAGGTACTTCGTGAGGAGGGATTCGGAGATTTGATTGTTGAAAGAGTGGATTCAAGGACACTTAATTCAGCGATGAATAATCTTGTAGAGGAAACAGGAGAGCTTCCGGAAGGGCTTGCGGAGTGCTTAAGTATTTACTCTCAATTAAAAGTTTCAAAGCGTAAGGCAAATACGAAGGCTCTTAGCAGAGCAAAGAAAGCACAGGAGGAAATCTGATGAAAAGACTTAGTGAATATACAAATGGGGAGCTTATAAACCTTACAAAGGAAGAATATGACGAATTGATTGATTTTGAGTGTATGTATCAAGGTGCACCATTATCAATTGAAACACCGACATACAAGGAGCTTCCATCTATTCCTGAACCTGAAGTGGTTCTGTACCAGGTAGCCGGATTTTTATTTGAAGACGAATCTGAAGCAAAAGAATTTTTAAAGGTTGTAAATAATCTAAAATCTTGCGTTGAAACAGATTATGATTACTACTCCGGAAATTCAGATTACAAATATGTGAAGAAAAGAAATGTACGACAGAATAATGGTATTACAGAAAAAAAGGTATACACAGAGGAAACATACTGCAGTGTTAGGGCAACTCTAAAAAGTATTGAAGATTTGGAAAAATACAATAGAGATGTAAAGGCTGAATATGAATCGAGATGGGCTCAAAGGAATGTAATTATTTGTGATGTTGATGAAGCTATAGACAAAGCTCGAGATGAATCTATAAAGTTAGAGAATGCTGTGCGAATGTATAAGAAATATTTAGAACTCAGTGAGGGGAATGAAACAATAGCACAAAGTTTCTTTTCTACTACAGAGTATGCAAACCTTTTCCCAAATGTTTTAGAAAAGATTACAGGTCAGGAGGGAGCAACTAATGGATAACTACTTTGAGTGGAAAGATAATCTGAAAGAGAATATGCAGGAAGTGGCCAATAGAACTCTTGAGCAAATACAGGAAAATATAGTTCTTTCAGAGGTTAAAAACAGGCATGAGGGATACGGTATATCTGCAGAACACTATATCATAATGCAGAAAGCTTTTAAAAGCGTAAAAACGGATATGGATGACTTCCTTAAACTTTTGCCGGTAGAAGATAAAAATGCTTTAAATACGGTTAGTTCGCTATATAATTCAGCCATTGACATGGGAGTGGTTGCAATGGAGTTTGCTGCACAGTGTAAGAGAATTCTTGCCGACCTTTATGACAAAGAAAAGTCTCCATTGGAACAGTACATAGATGAAATGGAGTCGGACAAAGAAGATTTTGAAGATGTAGAGGAGAAATAAAATGGCAAAAATTAATTTTACAATTACAAAAGCAAAAAAAGAACAGATTTGTGTCAAGGTATTAGTCAGTGGACCTTCAGGAAGTGGAAAGTCTTATTCAGCACTTAGGCTGGCAACAGGAATTGCAGGCAAGGTAGGTGAAGGAACAAAGATAGGATACATAGGTACAGAGGGCATGAGAGACAAGCTCTATGCACATGAGTTCGACTATGACCTGATAAGTCTTGAAGAGTACAGTCCTGATTATTACATTGCTGCTATAGATGCATTCTTAGATGCAGAATACAAGGTCATTATTATAGATTCTATGACACATCTGTGGAATTGGGTGCAGGATCAGGTACAGGTTACCACCAAGGGTGATAATACATTCCAGGCGTGGGGAAAGTATAAAAAAGAAAATAAGAAGATTATCGAGAAAATCCTACTTGCACCGGCACACATCATAGTGACAGCGAGAGGTAAGGATGAGTATGTCCTTGAAGCCAACAGCCGTGGCAAGATGGCACCAAGAAAGGTCGGCGTGGGAGCTCAACAGGATAAAGACATTGAATACGAATATATGGTTACTTGGATGATTGATCAGGATACTCACCTTGCAGAGGCGGTAAAAGACAACACTCATATCTTTGAAGGTAAGATTCAAGTGCTTGATGAGAAATCCGGAGAGGCACTCTATGATTGGGCAAATGACGGCGATCCGGTCAAGTCTCCGGCACAGAGGGCAGAAGAAGTAAAGAAGATACATGATGAGATTACAGAAAAGGCAACAGAGCTTGGCGGTTCAAAGAATAAAGAGATGATGAAGTGGTATAAGGATAAATTTGGTGGAAACCATAAGAACAATAAAGACCTTGAGTTCTTAAAACAGGCTTTAAGTGAGATGGATCAATTCAAAGCAGTAGCAGAGGAACAAAAGGAGGACAAGAGTGAATAAAGTAATACTTATCGGAAGATTTGTACGTGATCCTGAAATAAGGTACTCATCAAATGATAAATGCTGTGCGAATTTTAGTATAGCGGTAGATAGAAAGTATAAGCAGGAAGGACAGCAAGATGCAGACTTTCCCCGAGTAATCGCTTGGGGAAAAACTGCAGAATTCATTGAAAAATATTTCAGGCGGGGAATGAAGATAGTAATTGAAGGACGAATCCAGACAGGCAAATATACAAATAAAGAAGGTCAAACAGTTTATACAACTGATGTGGTCGCAGAGTCTGTTGAATTTGCCGAAAGTAAATCTGCCACATCAGGCAATAATAACAAGTCGAAACCTGCAAAAAGCGACAACTATCAAGGCATGGATGAAGATGGATGGATGAGCATACCTGATGATGTGAATGATGAGGGACTGCCATTTAATTAAAAGGAGGAACTATGAAGCCATTACATGGAAGTTTTGATTACTTACAACAAAGAGAATGTATTCAAGTAGGAGAAATAGTAGATCCTGAAACATTCTGCCATTTTTCAGAAAATTCAACTTTTCAAAGAGATGATATATTTCAAATAGATTATGTAGCGGCAATAATCGGAGATGTTAAACTTTATGATACCATAGCAAAAATGAATAAATATGCACCTTGGAGATATGTAGGTCAGTGTGAAAAAGGGCATATAGAAAATAAGAATCCTGCACTGATGCCGTTTGTATATGTTTGTTCAAGGTACAGAGCAAAGACATCAGATGAAAGGCTACAAAATATTGAACTTGCTAAATATGCTTGTGAGAGAGTTATACAGACGGGGGCAATACCGATAGCACCGCATTTATACTTTACGAGATTTTTAGATGACAATGTCGAGTTTGAGAGAAGCTTTGGTATGGAAGCTGGCAAAAAGATGATGGAGATGTGTAGCTCTTTCTTTGTGCTTACAGTAGATGAAGAAATCAGTGAAGGCATGGATGAAGAAATTAAATATATGACAGGGATACTTGGACTTGAGGGTAGTAACAAGAACTATACAAAAGAAGAGGCAAAAAGGATTGTAGAGCAAAGATTGGAGATTTGATATGCGTGTAGATGAAGTGGACATTGATCACTTGGTCGATTATAAAACTGAATATTCTCGCATTATCCCAAAATACAAAATCTCCGGAGATAATCTGACAGGTCTGTGTCCATTTCATGATGATAAAAACAATTCTTTTTCAGTAGATCTAAAAACAGGCTGTTGGAAATGTCATGCTGAGGACAGAGGCGGAAATTTTACATCATTTTATGCAGAACTGAACGGTATCGATACTAAAGAAGCCTATAAAGCCATATTAAAGAAATATGGAGCTTATAAGGCGGAAGAAGATAAGAAGCCTGAAGGGAGCCTGTTATCGTACAGCGTAGCACAGTATGTGCTTGAAAAGAGGCTCCCGGAGGAGTTCCTAAAAGAGCAATGCTGTCTACAGACAAAAAAGGACAAACAGGGAATTCAATATTTATATATTCCATACTTCAATGAAAATTCTGATGAAGTGACCTACAGAAAGAGGTACGGAAACAAACAATTCAGATGGAAGTATGGAGCCGGCAAAGACATCTGCATGTATGGAGAGTGGAAGCTGGAACAGATACGGACTGCAGGATATGTAGTCTTAGTTGAAGGCGAATCAGACAGTCAGAGTATGTGGTATATGGGCATAAGTACACTTGGAATCCCCGGAGCCTCTATGATGAGAAAAGAGTGGGCAACCACTCTGCAGGATTTAAAAGTATATATCCATGTTGAGCCTGACAAAGGTGGTGAAACATTCCTTCATAAAGTTACTACCGCACTAAGAGACGGCAAGTTTATCGGACAGGTATACAAGTGGAGTTGCAAGAACTTAGGGTGCAAGGATCCTTCAGATGTGTATATCAAGTATGGCAAGGAAGAAGCTGCAAAGAAGATAAAATCAGCCATAAGTAATGCCAAAATTATAGATATAGATGAAGAATCAATCCCTGAAGCTTTACCGGGAGCACCCGTTAATTTAAGGCAGCCTGAAGGGTGGATTTATTCAGATAAGGGTATAAGTAAGATTGATGAGAAGAAATTTACACCTGTAACAGTTTGCAGAACACCGATTATTTTAACCAAGAGACTTAGAAGTATGGAGACCGGAGAAGAAAAAATGGAGGTAGCATTTAAGAGGGATGGAACTTGGCACAAAGCAATATATCCAAGAAGTACTATCTTCACGGCAAGAGGCATTACAGCACTGGCAGACCTTGGATGTACGGTCACTTCGGAGAATGCAAAGCAGGTGGTTAAGTTTTTGGCCGCACTTGAGGCAGAGAACATAGACATCATAAGAAAGGCTGACTCTACATCTACATTCGGATGGCAGGAAGGGAAGAGATTTATACCGGGACATGATAAAGATATAGTGCTTGATATAGATCCGTCACAAAGGGCACTTGCTGCTGCCTACTGTCAAAACGGTACATTCAAAGACTGGCTTGAGATGATGAGACCACACAGGAAGAGAGATAAGTTCAGATTTATTTTAGCTGCAGGCTTTACTGCTCCGCTTCTTAGAATAATTAAACAGAGAATATTCTTTGTATATAACTGGGGAGGCTCTAAAGGTGGAAAAACTGCAGGACTAAAGGCGGCACTGTCCGCATGGGGAGACCCTGAAAGACTGATGGTAAACTTTAATGCCACACAGGTGGGACTTGAGAGAACAGCAAGTTTTTATTGTGACTTGCCACTTGGGATTGATGAGAGGCAGCTTGCAGGAAACAATCAAAACAGCCTTGAAAAGATTGTCTATATGATAGCAAGCGGTACTGGAAAGATACGAGGAGCAAAGTCGGGTGGAATTCAGGCAATGCATACATGGAGAACTGTTGCTCTTGCTACAGGTGAGGAGCCACTGTCAACAGAAACGAGCCAGACCGGTGTCAGCACCCGTGTGCTTGAGATTTACGGCGGCCCCTTTGATGATGAAAGAGAAGCATCTATGATGCACCAGCAATCAGCTATAAATTGTGGCTGGGCAGGTCCGGCATTTATAGGGATGTTAATGCATACGGATGAGCGAAGCATAACTTTAAAATATGATGAGATGATGCAATTCGTATATCAGCTAAGCAAAGGCAAGAGCGGTTCGCATATAGCAGGTATAGCTGCAGTAGCACTAACTGATGCAATTATAGATACATGGCTGTTTGAGGGCTCAGAATGGCTTCATAGATATGAAGTCGGAGAATTTGACACTAAAGAGTCTAAGGACAATCCTGAAGCATTACAGATAGCTCCTGAGTCATGGGAAAGAGCCAAGGAGATGGCAAGAAACATCCTAAAAGAGCAAATGGATGCGGATGTTGGTGATGTAAATGAAAATGCAACACAATACATTATTGACTGGATTCTCTCAAATAAAGACAGTTTCGGAGAAAGGGTATACGGAACATGTTTGGGGCTTATACAAGGACCGGAAGTGTATATATTTCCATCAATGCTCACTCAAGCACTTACAAAGGCAGGATACTCATCCAGAAAGACTATGAAATATCTTGCAGATAAAAACCTGATCGGAACAACGACCAGTAAAAGCGGAGGAACTAAAAATTCAGTATTTAAGTGGTTCAATAACAGGCAGTGTCGGTTTGTAGAATTTCATCTTGGAAAACTGGTAAAGGAAAGTGAGCCGGCAGTAGATGAGAATGGAAATCCAATGGGAAACGGATGGAATAAAGTTCCTGAAAATGAGCAAATGGAGCTGCCATTCGATTAG